TTATTTATTATTATTTTTATTAAAAGTTTGTTTTGAACTCCAAATTTAAATAGTTTGTTCTTTTATATCCTCATTTAATATAATATCTTTAATCATCTCTACTTGTCTGTGTATTTCAAATTCTGTTGTCTCATTAAATGTTGCATTCGCTCACACTCCTTTTTAATAGTCATACCATTAGTTCCAGACTATTCCATTCATTAAGTCATCTAATTTAGTTTTACCAAATATATTTCCACACATTAATAAATAACTTTAACATCTATTGATTTTAGTATCTGCACTAACTATGCCATCACCACTTGGCAATTCTAATTTGTATCTTAATCTCACTAAATTTGGACACAAATGAACTTACTCATCCTCTATCATAATTAACATTTTTAAAAATTCTTCTACTTTATCATTGGTTTAAATTTTCAAAACCATATTATTTCTAATAAGAGCATTTTCTACTACTTTATCTATGTTTGGTCATTTACTCCACATACTAATACAATCATCTCCTAACATGAAACTCAATTTTAAGTTTGAATAATTATTTTTTAATAATTCTTAATTAACTATAGTGTTAATTAAAAAATTTCCCACTGCTGTTGCAGGTTCTCCTGTTAATCTTTAATTATTTCCTTAGCCTTTCTGTAATTGTGTTCAGAAAGGCCAATTCTTGTGTAATTAATAATAAAATTAAACTATATCTTTGTCAACTCCTAACATTTCATAACACCATTTTTCATTTATTAACATTTAATCATCTACTTAACAATCCATGCTACTGATGTCACTACTGGTTAACACTTTAATTCCTTTAAATTGTGAAAGAATAGATTATAATTGTTGCACTGTATCACCAGAAACATATCGTATGTGGTTTTTAAATATTAATTTGATTCTTTCAATAACTCTATTGAACATGTTAACGAAAATCGCTGCTACACTATAATTCCACCACACTATAGATCTAATTTTTTAATCTTCAAGAGTCATACTAGTTTTCTAAGCTTCTTTCACTAAACTTTCTACTTTACCATGAATTTTTGTGGTATTAAATGACTAAGTTAATATTTCTTCTTAAATTAAATTTAAAAACTCATTTAGTTTATAATTTGGGCTGGGATGTTTCATAAACCAATCATACATATCTTCATGTCTTATATTAATGATTAAATCTTTGTTCCATCCATTCATACAATAATTTCTATATTCTTCTTTTATATATAACTGACTCCAAGTGTATTTAAATGTGTATTAATCTAGTTTTTTCAATCAAAAATGTTAACTATTAAATACTCTATCTATTAATATTTTAGTATTAATGAAAGCTACGTTGACTTAAGTCTATCTTGCAAAAGTTGGGTATTGTACGTATTTCTTAATTTTATTATACTGTAAAAATTTAGCTTCTTCTCTACATTTCCAGTTTGATTTTTCATTAGTGTAATATATAAGATTATCAAAGAAATCTTTTCTATCCCAATAATCAATAGTTTCTGAATCTATTAACTCTTTAACTCCTTGTTACAAACCTTTAGATATATTAAAATTGAAGATTCAATCATCATATATTGAATTGTATTCTATTATTAAATTACAATTAGTGGTTAGTTGTTGTTGTCCAGTATTTGTATATAAGTCATACATTTACAAACACTTATCATTGATTACATTTTGCAATTCACTTAGAGCTTATTTTTACCCTTAATAACTGCTTTATAATCATTAAATAGATTGTTTACTTATTATTTTACCATCCTCTTTTATATTAGTCTAATTTCCAATTCTTAATTAAATAATGTCTAGTTTTTAAGATCCAGCTCATTTTTCAATGATGTTCCAGACTGAACATGAATTAAATAAAAAAAGAATTCATTTGCCTTTAAAGTATTCTACGCAATAAACTCCTTAAAAGAATTTATTGCTAGCAAACATTGAAATAGATTTTTCTTGATAGTCTATTTTTTAAAGTATAAACTCCTAATTGTTGATATTGATGTCACGTAAACAATCCTTCAAATCCCAACCACTTAGACCTAGAAGTTTTAAACTTTACTCGTTAGCTTCATATTCATTTAAAAACTAATCACTTTAAATTTAACAGTCTAAGTAGCCGTCTTAAATTGATAATATACCTTCCATATTAGTTATTATATCATCATAATCTTTCTCTTATCTAAAGACTATATTATCAATTATAAATGAATTCTTTTGCATAATGTTAATTATATCACACACTATTTAAGCTACTTGTTTTTATTTGAACACTATAGCAAATTGTATTTCTCCATTTATGATAATTTGCCTGTTTACACATTTATTGGTTGTTTTCAAGAAATCAGATTTAGAAATATGTATAACTTATTTGGGTTGCACAGCTATTATTTATATGTTGTCTTAATCCATGATTTGTTACCATTGATCTTTTTTAAAGAATAAATCATCAGTTTAATTAAGACAATTGATTATATGTACAATTGTATTTTGATGACCATTTAAAATTTCAACTCTATAATCTGATCACTATAATAGTTTCATATCTGCTATATTTAAACAAGTTTTATTAACTTTAGATATAGAAACAGGTTCTATTTTAATAAACTAGTGGCTTAATTTTAAACTATCTTTTGGAAAACTATCACTTCTTAATTGAGTGTCTTTGAGTAGTATGTAATGTTAATCAATCAAAACTGTACATCTGAATACGCTTCCTGCTTAACAAGAACTAATAACTACTCCTAAGCAGTTTATATTATTAGATAAGGTTAAGATAGAATTTATTGGTAAAAAATCATTGATAGCATAACTATAATTATTAATCTTAACTCCTAAATAGTAATTTCTTAAACTATTTTGTATATAGTCAG